ACTTATTTCTTTTTGATTTTGGGAGAAATGGCTTATGGGAGATGAATGGAATGGCCTAGCGGATTTGCTTGCTGGTTTAATCGAGAAGTATGCGGATGTTTTAGATATTGACAGTTTGCCAGACCCTAAAGAAAAGAAAAATATTAGTGAGTTTATCGATTTAAAGTGTGAATCTGTTGAAATTAAAGAAGCTGCATGATATAATTGCATCGTGATTATATAGTCCAAACATTTTTGAGACTGAACCGGTGTATGATGATTATGTAGTGCACATCAGTGGCACTATGCGTGAGGTTGTGTATGGATAAGAGAAAAACAAAGGTTTATACCTACACCAGAGTGTCAACAGCAATGCAGATTGACGGATACTCTTTGGACGCACAGAAGTCAAGAATGAAAGCTTTTGCGGAGTACAATGATTATGAAATTGTAAGAGAATATGAGGATGCTGGTAAGTCCGGAAAATCCATTGAAGGACGAGTACAGTTTTCCCAAATGATGGATGATATTAAAGAAGGAAAAGACGGAGTTTCTTATGTCCTTGTCTTTAAATTATCCCGTTTCGGGAGAAATGCGGCAGATGTTCTTTCGACTTTGCAAATAATGCAGGACTTTGGTGTAAATCTAATCTGTGTTGAGGATGGGATAGACTCTTCTAAGGATGCTGGTAAACTGATGATTTCCGTTCTCTCGGCAGTCGCTGAAATTGAGAGGGAAAATATTCGTGTCCAAACAATGGAAGGACGTATCCAAAAGGCCAGAGAAGGAAAATGGAACGGCGGATTCGCACCGTATGGCTATCAGCTTGTGGATGGAAAACTGGAAATAAACGAGGAAGAGGCAGTAGCAATTCGTGTGATATTTGATCAATATGTGAATACCAATATTGGTTCAAATGGCATTGCTAAATATCTGGAAAATCACGGAATACGAAAAATACAACGGCAAAATGGAAAAAATCCTCTGTTTGATGCCCATTTGGTTCGCCTAATACTAAGAAATCCAGTATATTGTGGCAAAATCGCCTATGGACGCAGAAGAACAGAAAAAGTACATGGAACCAGAAATGACTATCATCTTGTAGAACAAGAGAACTATTTACTGGTTGACGGATTGCATGAAGCCATTGTTTCCGAAGAAATCTGGCAGGCGGCGCAGGTCAAATTACTTGCTCAGGCAAAAAAATATGAGCATGTAAATAAGGGAAAAGATACGAGAACTCATCTGCTTTCGGGTATTGTAAAATGCCCTGTGTGTGGTGCAGGAATGTATGGAAACAAATGTATCAAACACAAAAAGGATGGAACAAAGTATAAGGATTTTTATTACTATGGTTGCAAACACCGCACCATGACCCGTGGACATAAGTGCGATTACAGAAAGCAAATCAATGAGGAACTATTGGATGATGCAGTCGCAGAAATCATAGTAGCATTAGTCAGCAAGCCTAAATTTGCCACGATGATGCAGGAAAAAATCAATATGAAGGTAGACACTTCCACAATAGATCAGGAGGTGGCGAATCACGAAAAGCAACTTCGTCAGTATTATTCCACTAAATCCAAATTGATGGAAGAAATAGATTCGCTTGATCCTGATGATCGTCACTATATTAAACGAAAAGCAGATCTTGATGACAGGCTTTATCGAATGTATGATAAGATAGAAGAGGAAGAAAACCTTCTGGTTGAGGCAAGGGCGAAAAAGCAGGCTATTGAGGCTGAAAAGCTAACCGCAGACAACATCTACAAGGTTCTAATTTATTTTGAAAAACTATACGGGGTGATGAATGACGTAGAACGGAGAAGATTTATAGAAGCGCTGATTTCAGAAATACAAATCTTTCCGGAGCGCCAGCCCAATGGACAGTGGCTCAAATCAATCAAATTCAAGCTACCAATCATTGGGGAAAATATGGAATTAAGTTTGGACAATGATAAGCATGTTGAGACTGTGTGTTTGCTGTCAAGAAAATAAAATCAAGTGCTGAAAAGCGGCGTATTTCCGGGCTTTTTGTAAGGTTGGTATCATCAGAGAAGCCTTGCGGAAAGCTCGGTTTTATTATATGGAAACATATCTACTTTTCGGTCTGATTGGAGAGAAATTGAGTACCGGAGAATAGCGGTAGGGTTTAGGCTGTGGATTAGATGTCAGAGGTTGTGTCACTAGGATTGTTGTCAGAGCCGACCGCAGTTTAAGCCACTCGATACTAAGGGGCAGACTTGGCAGTGGAATAGATAACAGGAGGATTTGAAAGATGATGGATAAAGATTATTTGTATCAGATTGATATTCGAGAATGGATAGAGAGAGGATTAGATGCTGACATAATGGTTCCTGTATCAGGAAATAAAATTGATAAAAAGTATGATATATACCTTCAGAGTTTTCTTCTTCCTTTGAATGAAGTTGAAAATGATATGGAAAATGATACATATAATGCACATACATTGATGCCTGGAATTACAGTTTACGGTTCTTGGGAGGATGATGAAAAGGTTTATCATCGTTGGGGAAATGACAATGGTTATGAACCACTTGTTATAAAAAGAGAATATAATGGCGTAGCTACAGATTCAATAGAAATTGTTGAAGAGTTTCGATTATTATTCAATCTGTATTTCAATTCACAAAAAAATGAATATATTGATGTTTCTAACGGTGAAGGAATTACCGTAGTGAAAATGAATGATAATGGGTATGTAACTATACATAAAAGATACTTAAAAACGTATCTAGCAGTAAAAGAAAAAGTATTGATGATACATATTGATAGCAGGTGCGTTTCTATCGATAATTCGGAAAAAATCAAGGAAGATGGATTGGTTTATAGAAATAGCGAAAACACAATTTTTTATGCACTTAATATCGGAAATACATCAACTGGACTAAAAAGGAAAAATTATTCCATCATTTATGCAAAAAATGTTGTCTCAGGTTGCAGTTTATGTGATAGTAATATTTGGCCGTATAATGAAGAAAAGACTTATGTTGATTTTATTATTGGTATAGATGAGAACGGAAAAGAAATACGCCATACTTGTAATCCGAAAGAATTAAACAACTACTTCGGGGCAAATCCAACAGCGCCGCACTATTTAACACCTGTATATTTTGACAGTGCAGTACTGAATAAGTATTATTCGAAACCTGAAATTTATAAAGTCGAAGATGGAATTATTCGATGTGGTGTATTGTGGTCATTGTATATTGATAATAGTAATTCAGATTATGTATCAGCTTATTTAGGTGATTTAGGAAGAGATTTACCAAGTGAAGCCGAGCAGCATTATTGGAGGGGATTTAACAAGTCGATTGGAGGAAAATTGAGCAAAACAAAAATAAAGAGAGATTTTATGTGTATTGCATCAGACTCAGAGTCTCCAGATTTTGTTTTTAAGAAAGCTTATACACGATTAAATAGAGTTTTCACTGAAAAGTATGGATGGCCTTTATTTTTATCATTAACAGAGCAGGATGCTTATAATTTTGAAATATTACGAGTTCCAGTAAATAATTCAATTACTGAGATGGATATGCTGGTTCTTTCTTTAGTCAAAATACTGATTGATTCTTTAAATGAAAAGAGCATTTCAAAACGGTTAACTGGTAATTACGAAAAACTTGTAGGTAGCATTTCAAAAATAGAAGCTTGGCTATGTGAAAGTAATATCGAAAACTATAATGAGCATATTAAGTTCTTGAGAAATCTACAGGAGTTACGTTCAAGTGGAACGGGACATCGTAAAGGAAAGGGATATCAAAAAATTACGAAAAAGCTTGATGTGAAAAAAGAAAACTATGCAGAAACCTTTTCCTGTTTGTTAAAAGATGCTACTAACTTTTTAACGTTCATGGAATTAAATATTGAAAATTTGAAATAAAATGAAAAGGCTCCCCATCACCGGGAATTATCCAGTGGTGGGGAGCCATTGTATATCTATAGAGTTATGCATCCACATCAATGCTGACGCCAGATTTCAATTCAACTATTATGCGGTCATCCCAGATGGTGATCTGCTTAATCCAGCGTCGCACCAGTGATTCATCGAATTCAGTAAGGAGGGCGGTCTGCTGTGAGATGTAATCCTGCAAGTCGTTAATTCTCTTTATCTGTTCATCCCTTGCGGCGGTATCGACAGTGGTTTTCTGACGAAGTTCTCGGAATCTGAAGATCTCATCCGCTATTTCGTCGTAGTCCTCTTTACTGTTGGCTTTTTGAATCAGCTCCTGTTGCAGGGCCATTAGCTTCTTGTCAATGCTGTCTATGGCTGTTACCTGTGAAGCTCGGATGACTGCGGCAATGTTAAGCTGGAGCTGTGCCTGATAGTTATTTTTGTCGCCGAGTAATTGATTGATGGCATTGACAACGGCATCCTGAAGAACCAGCTCATTGATGGTTCGAGCGTGGCATTCAAGTCCGGTGGATTCCAGCCTGCTGATGCAGCGCCAGACAATTGATTTGACGCCTCGATTGTTCCAGTGGAGTCTTCGGAACATTTCACCGCATTCGCCGAAAATGACGATTTGGGAGAAGCAGTGATTGCAACTGTAGCTTCGTTTTTTGCCATTGTCACTGGTTTTTACCACTCGTCTGCGGACAAGTTCTTCCTGTATCTGCTGGTAAATGTTCTTCGGAATAATGGCTTCGTGATCGCCTTCTACATAGTATTGTGGAACAAGACCGTTATTTTTAACTCTGGTCTTGTTTAGAAAGTCTGTAGTGTAGGTCTTTTGAAGCAGGGCATCACCGATGTATTTCTCGTTTCGGAGAATTTTGTTGATGGTGCTTGTGTGCCACTTTTCCCCTCCGGCACCGGTAAGGATACCGTCACGCTCCAGGCCTGCAGCAATCTTGTCCATACTGAGACCTTCTAAATATTCTCGATAAATGCGCTTTACGATTTCTGCCTGTTCTGGATCGATGATGAGGTTGCCGTCCGCGTCTTTCGTGTATCCAAGAAAACGATTGTGGTTGATTTGTATTTTCCTTTTGTGATGATATGCTCTATCACCACGGTTCCGGCGGCTTGGCCCTGTCTCCAAAGTCGGGCGTTGGTCTGCTGATATAATTCCAGTGACCATGTCAGACCAAACCAGATAAGGGTGGAACCGCCAGCCTGTAGATTGAGTCCATGACCAGCAGATGCAGGATGAATGACTGCGACTGGTATCTTTCCAGCATTCCAGTCGGTGATGTCCTTGCTGGACTTTATTTCTCTCACATCAAAGCGCTTTTTGATTCGTGACACCTTCCAAGGAGAGTGGAAGCCCCATCGTGGCGGACCATATCATAGAGCAACGCCAGCTTTCCGGTTTCAGATATTCTCCGGTCGGATAACCTAAGAAACGAGAAAGACAGATGCGTTCAAAGGTAGCGTTGAAGGCCCACTTGATGACACATTCATCCTCTAGAGCAAGAAGGATTTCTTTTGGAATCTGTTCTCCGCAGGCAAGATCAATGACCTGAACGGGCTGGTTATCTACACTGTAGGCAAAGAGTAAGATTTCAAAATCAGGTGACTCTACATAGCGATATACTCCGGTTTTCTGAAGTGGCACATCGCTGTAGGTTTCAATATCGATACTAAGTGTTTTCATGAGATTGTCCTTTCTACAAAACAGGCAGCAGAGAAATCCCTGCCGCCTGCCTTGTTACTGTTTATCTTTATTGGATTTATATTTATTGATGTCACGACGAATGTGGTATACCGCATAACTAACAAGGTAAAAAATGATTTTTCCTACGTTGTAGATGATGAAGCCATATACCGCCGCAAAAAAGGTATAGGAGATGACATTAGCAATAAATAGATTTAAGATTTCTGCAAATTCATTCATAGGTTGTCTCCTTTTGTCAGAAAATGTGCTGGCGGCAGTGAGTTCCACCGCCAGCAGGTTGATAGATTACTTAAAGTCTTTCATGCGCTTTTCGTGGTATTCGAGGTCGCGCTTGTCTTTTTCCTGCTCACGCTTTTCACGTTTATGGTCGTTGATGATACTCTGAATCATAGAGATTGCAGTAGTGAGACCGACGCAAGCGAAGCAGCCGATACAGATGTTTACAAGAATTGTGCTAATCACGATTGTCTCCATAGTTTGCTACCTCCATTAGTCAAGAAAATCATCGTCGTTATCAGTTGCAAAGTCAGATTCAGCAGATGCCTTACCGCCAAGAGGCTCGCCATCATGAATCTTCTGCAAATTGTTAAGGCCACAGGCGATGCCTTTATTGCCAGAGCTGTTGAAAGCGTAAAAACTGATGCTGGCACGACCGTAGATTCCAGAGTAAACCTCAGAACGAGTGAGGATAGGATTGCGGTCTGCATCTACGATACCAGGTGCAGAGGTTGCATTTGCATTCACAAAGAAGCTGCCAGCGTATGCAGGATCGTCCGGTCTTTCAAGATCTCCGTCACGAAGAGGCGTCTTAAGTACAGAAAGAGCAGGTACGGATTTACCATTGCCCTTGAGCTTTGCTTCACCTTCACGGTATGCAGCCTCGATAGCAGCTTCAATCTTTGCAACAGTCTTTGTGTCGGATTTTGGGATAATCAGGCTGACACTATATTTCGGAGTGCCACCGTTGATGGATTTAGGTTCCCAGACGTTGGCATAGCTCCAACGTGTGTTAGGACCAGTGATAACCTTCATGGGATTTGTCATTTTTACATTTTTACTCATTGTCATATTCCTCCATAAATCATTTTTTGCTGTGTTCATTGCCGGGCGTTTATCGCTTTCCGGCACAAGAGTAGGTTTGCCTTGTGGCTTTTCAATATAGGCTGCAAGGAGTTCCTCGAAGCGAGATTTGCCGAGTAGCTTTTGCATAGCAGTGATACCAAGTAGCTTCTTTTCATAAGGGTCAAAACCAGCAGATTCGACAGCCTTTGATACAGCGGCTTCGTTGGTATATCTGCGATTAGAGCGACCTTCGACCAGCTTCCAACCGGTCCATTCTTTACCGCTGATTGCCTGCTGGAGTGCATACTCCTTGATGTCGTTGGCCCAGGAGACCAGCTCGTCGACACGGGAAAGAATGACTTCAATTTCTGAATCCGTAAGCAGTGGTGGCAGTTTGAAATCGTGCTGTGCGAGTAGAAGATTGGCTTCTGCTCTGGCCCGGCATTCATGCTTTGCCTTACAGAATCCGCACCATTCACCGCACAGGAAGTTTCCATCACTGGCAAAGGCGAGGTCTGCGGTAGGCTTCAGAACTTCATCGGCCCACTGATACAGGTCATCCTTACTGACTTCATAGGTAGAAACGTTCTGACGTCTGGGCTGGTAGATGGTCATGCTGACCGTATCGATGTCATAAATATCATCGAAAAGCTCCAGAGCGCCAAGAGCGTAGCATTTCATCTGTGGATTGTCTTCAGCGCAAACAAGTATTCCAAGACCGTGTTTGTAGTCAATCACATGCATAGTTCCATCGCTGATGAGAATAGCATCTGAGGTTCCGAAGCCTTGTTCCACCCAACGGGAAAAGTCCACTCGTTGTTCAATCAGAACAACTGGATCGGAGCAGGTCTGCTTGGCATCTTCCAAAAGCTCCATAATAAAGCTGGCGTACCCGGTGGCACAATCTTCCATTTCGGCGTTGTACCAGTCGAGACTTTTGGTTGGATCAGTAGCTTCCATGCCGAGAGCTTTAAGGAGCTTGTATTCACAAAGAGCGTGTGCGTCGGTACCTTCTGCAGCATAATCACTACCTTTATCCTCATAGGTTTCGCAGAGTCTTGCTGACGGTGGGCAGTGGAGCCAGCGGTCAGAAGATGATGCGGAGAGGATTGAATGTCCTTTAGGTGGCATATTAGAGCACCTCCACTTCCCTAAGCAGGGCTTCATAATGTTTCGGGTCTACGAGTGACAACTTGCTTGCACCGTACTTTTTAAGAAGCTCTCGAATTTCAGCTGTATGCCCGGCACGAGATTTAT